AATATCGCGATCTTTCCAACCAAGATATTTTTTCTGCGCATATGTAACGGAAATGAATTCATTACTAGCGAGAGAGTTAAAGTTAGAAGCCTTGAGCTCAAGCTTTTGAGCTTCGCGCATTTCAAAATAGTTAGTTGGTGGATTGAAGATAATCTCAACATTAGTTTCACCTAACTCTAATTCTTCCCATAACCCTCTTAATTTAAGATGCGTAATAAAGCCTCTCTTCACTGCAGTAGCAAATCGTTGCTGCTGACGAATGATAAATTTAGCAAACTTAAGCTCTTCCCGTAAAATACTTGATGGGTCAACTGTACGATCTTCCGGATCGATACGTGTTGCTGGTACTTTGAGAGAGCGGTAAAGCTTCTTAATGAAGTACATTAAGTCTGACAACTCACCGAGGTTAGCTCCTCCAGGTAATTGCGTTACTGAAGTACCTTCTGAACCTTGGCGTTTAGCAAACCAAAATGCATCAAGCATAGATTGTGGGTTAAATTTATTAACTACACTACTCTGATCATTATCAAATGTTTTCTTTGACCAGTAATTCTGTATAAGTTTGCGTAAATAAGCCTCCGCTTTCGGTGGTGCCATATTACCAACATCAACGTTAAATACTAAACGTTCCGGAGCTCGTACTAATCGATAAATTACAATAGCATCTTCAATCAATGATAATTGGCGATAAGGTCGACGTGCATTCTCTAAGAACGGTACTACAAAATCCTTCGTTTCATTATACACACCTGAATTTGCATAAATTAGCTGATTTTGTTCCATTGGAACCATTTCAGTTTTTTCAATTTTATCAGGCTGAGTAACGCTGAAAATTGGCTTCTTATAAATATACCCTTTAACAAGCATATTTTGAATGTTGTTATAAACAGGATCAACTATTTCAGCAGGAATATTCATTAATCCCAATACTCCTTCACGAGTATAATCTTCATGTAGAATGAGTTCAAAAAAGACTTCACCTTCAACTAACAACTGACGAAAATATTGCCATCCTTTTGATCTAAGTTCGAAAAAATCAATATACTTATCGAACTCTTCATCTAACTTCTTTTTATCATCTACTGAAAGGTCAATATTTTCATAATGAATTTTAGCTGTACGCCCATTTTCATCAACGTTAACACATTCATCACAGATTTCATCTAAAGCATCTGACACCTCAGAGTAGGCTGCCATAATACGATAATCTCGTAGTCGACCACTCTTATCTGAATCAAGAGATGCATACATTACATCCTGGAAAGAGCCATCTTTACCGAAATCACCAATAGGAATATTATTGTACGGGTTTGAAGACGTAACAGATGCTTTCGCTAACGCTTCTGCACGCTGAGTACCATGTTTAGCAAAGTACTTATACTTCGTATTAAGTTGATCGTCTTGTTGACTTGCGTACGGTAATCTATTTGAGATGTAACTCACAAGGTTTCTGCCAAAAGTAGCAGCTCTACCGTCATTTGTTGGAGAAGTATCAGCCATCTTTAGTTATTTATTCTGCGGTGAAGTGGAAGCCATCAATTTCTGCTGAAGTCTTCCATCCAGCTGGGTTTTTAACAATAACATCAAATCTACCCGAAGCGGTTAGCGCTGGTATCATAATGTTAAGTATTTGGTTATTAAGAACGTTCCACTGACTATTGGGGAGAAGGTAACCGCTAACCTCTCCTGTATATGTTGTACTTACGGCCGTGAATCCGGTTGTAATAGCACTGTTAGAACTAAGCATTAAAAATTCAGTTTCATTATAGTTATCACCATACAGGGTGTAACTTCTTCCACCTGATGATAAATCTCTCTTTATTGTAATGGGATTGTCAATAGGTAGTAGTGAACCAGATGTATTAAAAAATACATTTGTAATATCGGGTATACCTGATAAGGTAATTGTTTCTATATCTGCATCTGACGTTAATGAGTCAAAGAAAGACTCGTATTCTAGAGACGATAGACCTTGATTAAAGTTAAAGTCAGGTCTTACATTTACAAAATTATTTTCAATGAAGTATATTGGAGATGATCTTTCATTTTTTGATCTAAATAACCAACCTTTAATAGTAAATGTTGTATCAGCAATAATTCTAAATTTATCGCTATAGGTTGTTTCAGTAGGAGTATTTAAACTAATATTTTGATCCCACAAAACTTCAGATCTTATTTCTATAGTGTTATTAACATTGTCTGAAACTGGCTCTTTCCATGATAAAATAATATACGGATCTGAATATGGTACAAAGTTAGAAATAATTTGTTCCATATCTTGCATATATCTACACAATATAGACATATTAACAGTTAAATTTACCGGAGTGGGCGTCCTAATAGCTGAAGAAGTATTCGCGTTAGCATAATTTTCAAAATTATTAAGTTTATTAAATACCCTTTCAGTATCATAAGACACACTAGCCAAATTAATAGCAACTACTGGTAATTCGATATTTTGAGCTTTGTTAACAATATCATGCATTATGCGCTGTTTTGGCGCAAACACATATCTAACACCAATCTCTTGACGTGCATTATTATTTTTATCATAGCGTTTAATGACCGTATCGTCAAAAGCTGCTACAAACTGCGTCAAAAGATCTTTAACTTCAAAGTTGTAGGTGTAGTTAACCATTATATATATTTAATGCTTAAACGAATCTTTCGAGGAAGTATTTTGGTAACTTATGTTTAGATCGTAAGATACTATCTACAATTGTACCATCCAATATGTATGTAATACATGTATCCTTTTTAGATCTAACGCCTCGACCACATGATTGAATCAGCGAGCTCAACATTTTATTTTGATACCAATCAAAATCATTCTTCATCATTCGCTCAATTCTAACATCCTTAGTAGGCAGAAAAGGAGCTTTGATTAGTATTTGAAATTTTGCAAGATCACCTTTCAAGTCAACTCCATATGACATAGACGGTGATACAAGCACCGTTGGATCTAAACTAGACATATGCTTATCTAAAATATCTTCATTCTTTATACCAGGCTCTCGATATAAAAATCTATCTCCATATAACATAGTACCGAGTTTAGCTGTAATGCTATTATTTTGAGAGTGAATAATACCTTTATCATTTTCGTGATGGTTGCATATTTCTGCGACCTGTTTAATAATACGTGGTAGATACTTATCCATCGTATGGTAATTTAACTTATATTTTGGATTACAAACTATAGGAGCTTTCTTAGGATCGAATGTTGATTCTGCTTCTACATATTTATAATCTTCAATTCCTAATGACTTGCAAAAGTTATCTGGATCAATAATTGTTGCTGACATTAGAATTACCTTATCGGCATAATCAAATAATCTATACGCTAACTTATTAACCTTAAGAGGCATAAAAGTGATCCCTGTAGCATCTTTTTCGTAAACATACTCAGACTCTTGCCATGAATCAGTAACTAATCCTACCTTACTTTGCAAGTTCATTATACGTTGCATATTGGTAGTCAGGTCTAAAATAGCCTTCTTATTGTTAGTTTTCTTAACAGCTAGAATATCTTTAATTTCATCTATCTTATCAGTAAGATCTATCTGTAGTTCAGTCAACCATTTAACAGCTGACATACGCTTAGTTAACGGTCTAATATCAACATCCATTCTTGCAAGAAACATATAGTCAACCTTACAGGTAAATTCTTTAACTAACTGATCTTCTAACTCCGAAGCTTCATCGCAAATTAAAAACTGCCGCTTCTTAAGATGGTTAGGTAACGCAAAAAACATATTGTAGTTTAATGTATTAAACTGTGATACTAATGCTCTATTTCTTGCTTCATAATAAGGACACTTGTTTTTAGCCCAGCAGTCTGCCTTTAAATTAGCAGAGTGCAAACACGGCGCTACATCAACAGGGTACCTTTCATCTACTGCGCATTGATAGTTAGACTTACCCTTTACAACTTCCGTTTCATCAAATAAATCTTTGTACTGATCTTGCAATGCTTTTGTGATTGTCAATGCAGTGCAGCCGAATGCAGGCATTTCATCACATTCCTCTTGGTATGTATACCCAGTTTGCGACCTCTTATAAGCAGCGTAAGATGTTACTAGCTGACGAAACTCATCAGAACTTTCTTCCGCAACATTACCTAACGTTTTTGATATAAAACTCTTACCACTACCCGTAGGTGCATTACATACTACAAATTTACTACCTGATTCAAAGGCCTCATCAATACTCTTAAGGAGTTTAACTTGTGACGGATTAGGATCGTAATCCTGAGGAAAATGTTGCAATAAATTATTAATCACCTATATCATTATAGTCTATCATACCTATAAATCAACTTCCCGTAACGGCATTATATACAAATTTTCATTGTATATTTTGGATTTCTTTGAAGAATCCAAAAACTTAACCTGTAAATCTAAATCTCCAAAATTAAGCAATTTACTAAGCTTATAGCAGAAAATAGTTTTCGAC